TTACACAAAGCCACGTTCACCAATCAAGACTCAAGCACATTTCCTAGAGCATTCAATCAAGGCTCAACGCGGAAACCATGAAAGTGCAGAATGGATTGCACACGCAAAGGCAGAGGATGCAAAGCATGTAAATGCAGCTGACGATTCCTTTACAACCAACCCAGCATTTAAGCCAATTCAGTATGTATCACAGGTAGTAGACAACCAGATTGGCGCTCGTGGCGCGATTGATGCAATCGGTACACGTTCACTTCCAAACGCTGGTATGACCGTATCCATTCCAAAGATCACCACATCAGGATCAGTGGCTGAAACTGCAGAAGGTGCTGGCCCGTCAGAAACTGGCATTGTGTCATCTTATGTTGATGCAACTGTAAAGGCTTACAAGGGACTACAGCGTTACTCTGTAGAACTTTTTGACCGCGCAGATCCAAGCTTCTACGCAGCCATGTTGGATAACATGCGCCGTGTTTACGCTCAAGCAACAGAAGCTGCTGTAATTGCAGAATTAACATCAGGTGGAACACAGGCAACTGCAACTGCTGCAGATGTTGATGGCATTGTGTCATTCGTTAAGACCGAAACCCCGGCTGCATACCTTGCAACTGGCGAATTGGCTACACGTTACATTGCTGGCACATCCCAATGGGGTCTGCTAATTGGCGCGCAGGATTCAACCAAGCGACCAATTTTCAGCGCATCACAGCCACAGAACGCAGCTGGCGAAGTTGGTACACAGTCACTACGCGGAAACGTAATGGGCCTAGACCTTTATGTATCCAACAAGGCTGTTTCAACATCCATCGATGAATCAGCATTTATTGTTGTTCCATCATCTGTTGCTATCTACGAAAGCCCAGTCCTACAGCTTTCGACAAACGTAGTTACAACTGGCGAAATTGAAACAATGCTTTATGGCTACCTAGCCGTCAAGGTTGTTACAGCCGGTGGAGTACGTCGCTTTAACCTGACCTAAGTCAGAGTTAGTTAGAAGTGTGGGGGGTGCGGCCCTGTGCCCCCCACACACTTACAAGAATTGGATTGAGACATGGCACTAATTACACTAAGCGAGTTAAAAGCCGTACTTGGTATTGGTGACATCTACGCTGATGCAATTGTGCAGGCCGTTGCAGATAGCGCCGAAAACATAATCCTTTCCTATTTAACTTTTGATGATGTATCTATTAAGGGCGTATCACTTACAAGTAATGTGGCTCGCTTTTATTGCTATGACAACACTTTTGTAGTTGGTCAAGCATTAACGGTTAGCAAGTGTGGCGCACCCTTTGACGGATCGCGCACTGTAACAACCGTAGGCAAAGAGGATGGCGTTACATTCTTTGAGGCTGCCATTACAAACGCAAACATAACCAAGCGCCATGTCATACCTAATGGGCGAGCAGTATTAACCAGCCAAGCCACTCTGTATGACACCACGCCAGAAGTCAGAGAAGCTGCTATGGCCGTTGCCTGCGACATCTGGATTACACGTACTGGCACACTTGGCCAGCAAGGTGTGGATTTCCAATCTCCAGCGCCTTACCGTTTAGGTCGCTCAATGCTTACCCGAGTATCTGGATTACTAGGTAAGCACCTAGATACCAGAGGCTACATTGGCTGATCTAGCGACTTACCGTGATGCACTCGCCGCAACTCTTGCAGCTGCCGGGCGAGTAGTTTACGCATACCCAAATGAGAACATTACCCCGCCAGCAATTGTGCTTGTGCCGGGATCGCCTTACATAACAGTAAGTGCCATTGGCGGCGCTCGTTGCAATGTTCGTTTTGACATTACAGTCATTGTCAATGCAGCGGACAACCGGGCTGCTTTGAAAAATTTGGAAACTTTAATCTTTAGTGTCACCGATCTACTAGCCAATAACATTTCGTTTTTGGGTGGATGGTCACAACCCACAGTCCAGCAAATCGGAAACTCCGACATGCTTATCAGCCAACTCAACATAGAGATGGTCACAACCAACTAGAAAGGCAAGTCATGCCAGCAACATACATAACTGGTCGGAATCTGACTTTGAGCATCAACTCTGTGTCATACGCTGACCAAGCATCAACAGTCACACTAGAGCGCGAAAACAACCAGCAGGTACTTGAAGTGCTATCAGGTCGCGCTTACAAGACCGTAGACAAAACCGCGACATTAAACGTGGAACTATACCTAGATGACACATCATCTGCAGGCATTATTTCAGCGCTATGGGATGCAGCCAACAGCGCACCTGATACATCACTAGCATTTAGTTTTGATGTAAACGGTGACACATTCACTGGCAACGTGTTTCCAGTATTCCCAACAGTCGGTGGCGCTGCCACAGACGTACTAACAACCAGCCTCAGCTTTGTTGTTGAGGATGGAACAGTCACAAGAGCCTAACTAGCAGAACAGGGCAACTATTATGCAATACACAGTTACAACAAAACAGGGCAATAACTACATAGTGAGTGATGATAACGCTTGGTTATGGATCGAGATCGAAAGAGAACTCGGTTATACAGTTAGCCAAGCGGCAGAAAAGATGAGCCAAGGCTCGCTGGATGTCATAACCTGCATGCTTTATAAAGCCGCTAAGGCTCAAGGGCATACCAAGTTACCAAGTCAGCAAGCATGGGTCACCAATGAGTTTGAAACCTTTGAGGTGGTCGAGGAAAGCCCAAAAGAGAACTCGCTGACGGACTCGTCAGAATAGCAGTTGTCACCGGGATTCCATTATCTGATCTGTATCAATGGTCACTCGCAGACATCAACACAGCACTAAAGCTGATACAAGAGAGGAATGGTTATGGCAGATACTAGAACAAGCATTACTGTTAAACCTGACATCTCTGACTACCGTGGATTGCTTAAGGCTCTTAACGTCATGGACAAAGAAGCTCAGTTTGAATTAAAGAATGAAGTTTACGCAATTAGCGCTTGGACTGCTCAAAACATTCAACGCGCTGGTTATGCTCATCCTTTCTATCCCAAACAAGCCGCTATTGCAGCTGCAACTGTAAGACCTGCTAGAGACCGAGTACCTACTGTTTACATTGGTGGATCAAAAGGCCGCGCATCAGGTGGCGCTAATGCCGGGCAAATCTTATTTGGTAATGAATTTGGTGGAGATCGTAACGCCTTTGGAAACAAACAGGCTTTTGCTAATGGTGGCTACCGATTCCCACCTCGTACAGCCCGAGAGGGCCGAGGAAATACAGGTTACTGGATCTTTCCTACTCTTAAGGCAATGCAACCTGAAATTAAAAGAAAATGGTTTGCAGCTTGCAATAAGGTAATGGACAACTGGGCAAGGAACTCATAATGGCTGATACACGCACACTCAAACTTTCGTTACTTGCTGATGTTGAAAAATTCCTCAATGGCATGGACAAAGCTGACAACAGCACTAAGTCTTTCTCAAGCAAGGTCGGCAAGTATTCCAAGGCAATGGCCAAGTCTTTTGCAATCGCTGGCGCAGCTGCTGGGGCTTATGCACTCAAGTTAGGCATTGATGGAGTCAAGGCAGCCGTAGAGGATGAAGCATCACAAAAGCAACTTGCCGAAGCATTAAAAAACACCACCAATGCAACTGATGCCCAGATTAAGTCCACCGAGGATTACATCAGTAAGCAACAACTGGCCTTTGGTATTGCAGACACTAAATTGCGCCCGGCACTGGCTAACCTTGCCCGAGCCACTGGAGATGTAGGCAAGGCCCAGCAACTTACAAACCTTGCAATGGACATAGCGCAGGCCACAAATAAAGATTTAGAAAGCGTGTCACTTAGCCTAGCCAAGGCATATAACGGGAACATTGGGGCGCTTACAAAGTTAGGCATTCCACTAGATGATGCAATTAAGAAGTCTGGCGATTTCAATTTGGTGCAGGGCGAATTAGTCAGACTATTTGGCGGCGCTGCCAAAGCCAATACCGAAACCTACGCTGGCCAATTGGCTATCGTCACCGAGCGTGTAGGCGAACTCAAGGAATCAATTGGTATGGCATTACTGCCAACCATGAAAGATTTGCTTGAGCAAGTAAACATGGTTGCAAAAGGATTTAGTGGCGAGGATCCACAGGGACTAAGCAACCGAGCCAGAGAACTAGCTGGAAACTTTGAGGGTGACGGCGCTTACAGTCTTGGTGGCTCACTTCGAGCAGTAGCCGATTCTTTTGGTCAGTTATTCAAGGCAATAAATGGTGACGGCCCACAGGCTGCCGGAACACTTGAAAAGATTGCTAATGCAATGGAGACATTTGCTAACGCCTTAAAGAGTGTTACAACTGCCTACCAAAATTACATGAGATTTTACGACAAAGTACCAGACGGCTTAAAAGACTTTATGAACCCATTTAGTCGCTTAGGCGATTTAATGCGCTTGGCTGGTGGTCGCGCATCAGGTGGCCCAGTAATGGCAGGGCAGGCTTACCGAGTAGGCGAATTTGGCCCAGAAACCTTTGTGCCTGCTGGCGCTGGTTCAATCCGCCCAGACAATGGCGTTGGGGGTGGCGTAACCATAATTATGAATGGTGTCATTGATGGAGAGTCTGCCCGCCGCAGCATTGAACGCCTATTACAAGACTCCTCAAGGCGTACAGGGGCAGTAAATCTAGTCGGGGCTACATTGTGACCACTTACGATCCGTACCCAACTGTGACCTTTGCAGGGGCTACAACTTACGCGGATAACACGATCTCATCTATCTCGATCCGCATGGGTCGCAATGACGTAACTACACAGCCACAGCCCGGGTTTGCCTCAATCAGCCTTTGGACTGATGCCAGCGACCCGTTGAACGTAGCCTTGAGTCAATCCGTGTCAATCTCGATAGACAAGGGAACAACTGGAACGCAAGAGATTTTTGCTGGCATTATTTCTGATATTGACATTAGCCTGCAGGCTTATGGATCAGATGGCTCAATAG